CTACAGAGTAATAGATTGCGACCGCAGATATTGTTAAACCAGTTAATAGGAGTAAGTACGCAAGTATCATCCAGTCCTTAATCGAATAATGTTGATTCGTCAATTTGAGTAACAGTTAACACGCCAATTGTTTGGGCCGCTGTTTGTCCTGTTGCGGTAACACTGATACTTTGTTGAGTACCACCTACACCGACTGACGGATCATAAACACGAGCTGTTGCTGTAGTTGTGTCACGGATGCCTTGTGCAATAGCATTACGTACTACTTTAGCAGTTGTGTCCATAGTTGAACCGTTAATATCGTTACCAACAGTAGTAGCACCTTGCTGTGCGCCTGTTAGGGCCGCAAACAAAGGACGCTCGTATAGTACTGTAAATTGCAAACTAGTTGCTTGTGCGCTACCGTTTGCTTCTGTAATTGTAATATCACGAATTTGGCAGTCGCCTAATCCTTGTAAACGATTAACTACGTTACGGAAACGCATATTTCCTCTAGCACGGGCTTTACCCAAAATTAGTGTAGTTGGCGGTATGGTGAATGCGTCCCATGCGTTTGGTGTAACTCCGCCGTTATCATTACCGTCCGCTGTTGGGAAATATGTCGTGTTAGACATATCGACAATAACTTTATACATTTCAGCTTGTAGCTGATCGACTGCGTTTTGAAATCCTGATGGCATTATTATGCTCCTATTAATATCATATATTTATCAGCAATTAGCCCTAATGAGTAATTCTACACTAGGGCTATGCTGAAAGCAAGTTATTTGAACACAATAAGTGCTAACAAAGCGGCCTGCACAAAGAATCCAAATCCTATTGTTACAATATTTAATAGATCCTTCTGGATTGTTGCTTTGATAAACAAGCAAAACAGTCCTGCCCAAACAAACAGTACCAAATCCACAGGAGGCATCTTTTCAGTTAGTCCTGTAAGTACTGCTATCATAGTTGGGATTGTGGCTAGATGCATTAGAATAACTGCCACCCAGCCCATTGTTTCCGCACTCACATGCGGTGCGTGTTCTTTAACTGCTTTTACCCATAAATCTAAATTAAAAAGATCGCTAATGTTAGTTTTGATACGTTCTGTAAGAATAGTCAAATTCATATTGTCTCCTAATTATAAAAAATGTGTCGACCAATTTTGGCCACGGGCTGTTTGCCCCATTTGGGATTAATGTAATCACCGTGGAAGTAAAGTGCGTTTTTAACTGAAGGCAATCTAAATCCTTCCAACAACACCTTTTTGGCTACTTCCATACTTTCTGTGTATACAGGACCATTCATAGGCTTTTTAGCACTAGGGCCTTCGCAGTACCAGCTGAACTGGCAAAGTACTTTTTCGTATACTACATTCTTTTGATATACAACTTGGCAGATGTCACTGGGGAATTGTCCGCTTTCTGCTCTGTTGATTGTAACTTGTGCAACTGCGACCTTGCCTTCAAAAGGTTCGTAGCCTGCTTCGTGGTATATGTTACGAGCTAGACAGTCTAACTGCTTCTGTCTCAATTCTGCTGTAACGGGACTCGCCTGTTCGCGAGCTGTTTTTAAGGTGTCCAGTTTATAGTTAACTGCCTTGACCCCTGCTAGTCCTACTAACACCATTGCTAATATAAAGACTGCTGTTTTGATAATGCGTATCATATGATTTTCTCCTTTACGCTGGATCACGGAATCGCTAGTTCCGTCATTATTAATTGGCTCTGATACATCTCCTTGTGCGTTAAAAGCCCACTGCTTTGTTGTACTCCAAACCTTTTGAGGTACAATATATAGTTATGCCATGATAGCCGGTATAAAAACATAAGTTTAATGGTTATCTGCGCATTTTACTAATATCTACTGCTTGTTCGTCGCTAAAGACGGGTACAGCGTTACTTTTGTGCATGGTTGCAATGCCTTTTACCATAGTTCCGGTATAAACTTTTGGTGCAGGCAAAGTACAAGCACCACCACTAAATGGTAAACTTGGATGTTTGACATCGGTACCGTATCTACTGTATGGTTTGTTATCCGGCTTCCAAACTTCAGCAGTCATGGCACGATTGCGTTTTTTTTCTTCTGCTTCAATGCCCCAACGCTTTTGCAGTTCTTTCCAACTTTCTTCCTGCTCACGTGCTTTTCTGGCATGTTCTGCACTAGCAAATTTCTTTTTGCCTTTCTTTTTGCCGGTGGTACTGAGCCACGGACCTTCTAAATGCATACTCAAAATAATCTCCAAAAGTTATAACATTAACTAGTATTATACAGCTATCTGTACTTAAAGTCAAGTATTTTTGGTTTAAACTCTAAACGACTCGCCACACCCACAGCGGTCACGTTCGTTTGGATTGATGAAATCAAATCCTTCATTGAGTCCGTTGCGAACCCAATCCATTGTTATGCCATTCAAATATGCTAGGCTTTTAGCATCAACTAGTACAACAAAGTCTTTTTGAGCATAGTTAGTAACACCAACTTCTGCTGTATATTCATCTACATATTCGATAGTGTATGCTAATCCACTACAACCGGTAGTCCTTACACCCAAACGTATGCCAACGCCCTTGCCACGCTTTTGTAAATTCTGTTTGATTTTTTTAGTGGCTGTTTCGGTTACGGTAATCATTTACAGCCGCCTTGATTGCATCTTCTGCCAGGATAGAGCAATGAATCTTGACAGGAGGCAGGGCGAGTTCTTCTGCAATCTCTGAGTTTTTAATCTGTTGCGCTTCGTCAAGTGTTTTACCCTTAACCCATTCAGTAACTAACGAACTACTCGCAATCGCTGAACCGCAACCATATGTCTTAAATTTTGCATCTGTGATAATGCCATCTTCTACTCGAATTTGAAGCTTCATTACATCGCCACAGGCAGGGGCACCGACCATACCCGTTCCAATAGTTGGATCATCTTTAGCAAACGATCCTACATTGCGGGGATTTTCATAATGGTCAATGACCTTATCGCTGTATGCCATATAGTATTTATAGTATTATTTTACTTCTTTACGGGCATTTTTAACTGCGGTTACATCATTGCGTGTATCTTTGCATAACTTGGCCAAATCTTGGCAATGCTTACGAACACGAGTTCCTGCCGCGCCAACTTCTTTATCGTAAAACTTTTCAAAGTCATTTTCCATTGCTTCGATGATTGCAGTGAATTCTGCGAATTTATTTGTAGCCATATATTTCTCCTTTAAGGCAAGTACCAAGTACTTATACCTAGTGTACAGGGGTAGAAAATAAAGGTCAATCTTATTGATTAGATATTTGGATCTTCGACAAATACATCCGAACTGCCGGGCCCAATTAGTGTTCCGTCCGAAAACCCGTCGGCTTCTCGAGCTACTTGTCTATCTTCGGCCCACACGGTTAATGACCCTGCTACTACTGTGGCACCTCGGGCATGTGCCGAGCCTTGTAAGGCTAGATGTAAATCATTTACAAAAACAGTATCTGCGCCTTCAATAATCTTATAACCTTGATTATTGGTTTCTTGATCTACTCTGGCTACACGCATTAATTTGCGCCTGATTCTGCTTCAGCTACTATAGCTTTGGATTCTCGGACTGCGGAATCGGCATTATCTTTGCTAAACAATCCAAGAACAGCCTTCTTTGCGCCGGTATATTGATCGACAAAGAATTTTCCAACTTTTGTTTCAAGTGCCCACTGAGCTGTCCACTTTGCACTGTTAGTCAACATTTCAGTAGCTTTATCGACTGCTTTATATGTAAACTGAATCGCGTTCATCTGTTTCATATCTTCTAGTGTTTGGGTCAGGACTTTATCCATTTCATCGGCTGGAACTGTTACCGGCGGTTTACCTGCATCCACTAATGCCTGATTTGTAACTTTCTGTTGAAATTTATTATTCTTTATTTGATCCGCAGTTGCAGTTGTCGCCATGATATCAATATTTTGAGTATGGTTGGCTATGGCTCCTATTGCTTTGGTGTTTGCTTCCAGTGCGGCAGAAACACTGTTTATAGCCGCAATCGTAAGTTGCTGGTTGCCTTCAATCTTATTGAGTGCTTTAAGCATGTTTGCCTGCATGACAGTTTGACGAGCCAAACTTGTAGAAGCATTACCAGGAGTTTTAGATCCAAGTGCTCCCATAGATAAATTAATAGCCGCAGTATTAGCCGCCACGGCTGTGGATAATGTTGAAATTGCTGTAACTTCAACTGTATCTGTAATTACTACACTTCCACCTGTAGTAAATGTTGCTGTGACTAATGGCATACTCTGCTCCTATTAGCAATATTTATGCTAATTTAATACCAGTGGTATTTTGAATATAGGTATTAGATGCATCTTTACCACACGGTGCAAGCACCATAATGGTAGCACGAGAAATTTGAATATCTGCATCTGGTTCTGTAGTAAACAAAAAGGGAACAAGGGCAATACCCTTTTGACCTGCGGTTAGTACCAATGGTTTAGCAACTGTAATAGTCATTGGGTTTTCTTCAACTAGTTTAGCGACAATTTCCTCGCCCGCAGTTGTTTTAATTGTTACTACTTCGCCTATTGCGATACCTTTGTTGATTAACATGTTTATCCTTTGAGTGTGTTAAAAAATTCTTCGTCTTTACCAGCTAGGCCTTGAAAGCCGCCTGGAAGGAGAACGCCGTCCTTGAAAATCTGTGGAACACTACGTAAACCTTGATCCATTAAGAACTCACGTGCGTCTGGATTTTCTTCCATCATAACTGTTTTAAATGGAATGTTTTTGCTTTCTAATAATGCTTTTGCCCTGTCGCAAAACGGGCAGTTGTTTTTACTGTATACTGTAATCATATTATAACTCTGGTAAAGCGTCATAGTCCAGAGCATCGCTCATAACACCTATGACATAATTTGTACTTTCGCTTTCTTGTAATGCTGTTTGTTTATTGCT